CTAAAAAAATATAATATCCTCCACAAATTCGTTGGGGGATATTTTTATTTCTTTTACAATGCTTTTCCAAAACACCTGCTTACCTTGTTCGTCTAACTGCATATACATATCTTTCCAACCGTCAGGAAATCTGCTTTGTATTTTTTTCTTAGTTTCTAGTTCTTCCGTTGCGGCGGTCTGGGATAGTTCTTTTAATTCATTTGATATAGCCTCATATCTTTCGTCATAGTATTCTTCTGTTATCCTGCCTTTTTCAAACATCTTGTTGATTCTTCCCAACTCACTGGATAATTTTTTCTTTCTTTTTTCCACATCGTTTCCGGCTGCCTTCACACGACCTTCTGCCCTTAATACGTCTGACTGTATTTTTTCTTCGATGTGGTTAAGCATATATGTTTCTAATTTTGGTTCAGATCGCGTGTATGTTTTATGCTTTTTCGCGGCAGATCGAGGGCATTGATACACTTTATACCTCTTTTCTTTCTTGGCCATCGTGCGCCCAGAAAATTTATAACCGCAAATCGGGCAACGTATCAGCCCAGAGAAAATATAAATCCGCCTTTTGCAATCTACCCAACTTTTTTGGCTGGATACCTCTTTAATTCTTTGCGCCTGTTCCTCTGTTATGTATGGCTCGCAGTAGTTCTTTACACCGTACATTTCCCCATGGTACGCCGGGCTGGACATAATTTTTACTATCCTATTTCTAGTCCTTATAAAATCAGGGTATTTGCTCAAAATATAGTCGGCGGTACCCCATTTGGAAAACGTCTGGAAATAATGCTCAAACATATCCTCGATCATTCCACACGTCTTTTCGTCTTTTACAATCTTTTTCCCTTCTACGCGATAACCTACCGGCACTTTTCCACCTATATACTCTTTGTTCTGGCGTTTAAACTCCATAACAGACCGTATTTTTTCGCTATCCCTGTCAGCCTCTGCCTGCGCTACAGATAACATGATGTTAACTTTAAAAATTCCCTGACTTGTTTCTGTCTCGTAATCCTCCCAGATAGCCCGCCAAGGCACTTTACACGCATCAAGGACACTTTGTACCTCGTAGTACCCCGCAACGGCTCTAAACCACCTGTCAAGGCGTGTAAAGAGTATTATATCAATTTCATGTTTCTTGCAATCCTCAAGTAACTGTAAGAGGGCAGGGCGTTTTGTGTATTTTTTACGTGCAGATATGCCGGCATCGTTATAAACGCCAGCAACCGTATAACCTTGCTCATCACAATATTTTTCAAGTGCATCTATCTGTGAATCAACGGACAATCCGCTGTTTTTCTGCTCTTGCGTGCTTACTCGCACGTATAAAGCGGCTCTTTTCATTTATTCCCCTTCCTGCCTTCGTACCTCCGGGGCGGGTGCTGCCAATTATAGCTGCTAAGTCTATCTATTAGCTTTTTTCTTCTTGGTTTCCCATTGTTTGGGATAATGTTCTGCGTACCATTCCAAAAATGGACCATGCATTTTTTCTTCCGCCTCTTTTCTTGCAGCAATGGCGTCTTTTTTATTACTATAATAACCAAAAAAATAATTTTGCCCTTGAAACATCATTGCTGCATACCATTTTTGCTTTCGCTTATTGTAGTATACCCCAGTAGTTCCGGACGTATTATTTTTTCTGACTCCTTGTGTGAGATCGGTCACTAACGTGCCCTCCACCAAATAGGGGTTGTCAAAAAAACCTTTATGGCACTTTCTGCAAGAGCGAGTATTTCCACTCTTCAAATTATTAGATTTTACGCTGACGGTATTCCCACAATCACATCTACAAAGCCATTTTCCGTCCTTATCATAATCAATAACAGTCAGCGAGCCGAATCTTTTCCCGCGAATGTCTTTTTTGAATTTTTGCCCGCACACTTGACACCTGGTAGTGTCTTTTAAGTGTGAGCTACTCAGTATCTGCTCGCACCCGCATCGAATGCATTTACACCGATATATTTTGTTCCCGAGGTATTCGACAGCTTGCATATCACCGCGGGTTACCCCTACCAACGATCTCCTTGACATGTTATTTCCTCCTAAAAGATATATAAAACTTCTGCATCCTCCATGATGATGTCACCATCGTTGATGTCATATTCTACGCGATCTGAGCCAAGAACAACAAATTTCTCCTCTGGAAGGCAGCAAGGATATTCTTTTTTAAATCTTTCAATGGTCTTCTTGATGACCTCAAGATTTCCCTCATCGCTGTCCATGTCGTCAAAAAGGATGGCTCTTGCGGACGTTCCTTCCGCCTCCTCTGGCTCTGTCTGATATGTTGATAAATCGTTCTCAACGTCCCAGTAAAAGGAGTTGCGGGCGATGTCGCCGACTTTATAATCTTCATCGGCACAGGTTCTTCTAATTCCAAAACTATCATAGCTGCTATTTTTGATCGCTTCTAAAACTTTCATTTTTCTTCCTCCTTTTTAGTAAACTACACACTCTTTAGCTACAACTGCTCTAAGATTTTTAAGCTGAGATACCCATACTTTCTTAGCTGGATTCCATTTTGCATCAAAAATGTATTTGATGTGTTTTTTTACTTCGAAAGTTTCTCCAGATATTTCTCCGTTCTCAAGATTGATTGTTAAGTCGCGACCGCTAAACATAACGTTAACTACTTCTGGCATTTCCTTAGCCAATACTGCCTGTTTCGCTTCTCTCCATGCATCTCTTAAGCAAGCACTGAAACTCATTCTAGGATATCTTTTCTTTGTTTCCCATGCGTTTTTCATAATGTTTGATAAGTTGTATCTTTTAACTGTTTTTTTCATTTCTTTGTATCTCCTCTCTTGATTTAATCTTATTGTACACGATAATGTCTATTATGTCAAGAGAAAAATACACGAAAATGTATTATTTTTTATATTCCACGATATCGCACACCTGACAGTCTAATTTCTCACACAAATACATAATTGTATCTATATTCACGTTTCTGTCGTGCCGCAGCTTGTTGACCAGTGCCGGGGAAAGATTAAAACTTTCCTTATCTAATAGGTTAGAACGCTTTAACCCTCTGCGTTCTAGCGTGTCCCATAAATTACTATATGAGATACTACCTTTATATATGTTACTTCTTTTTCTTGATCGTGTTTCCATTTTGAAACCTCCTTTAATCGTTATAAATATATAGTACATTATTTTGAAATAAATATCAAGAAAAAAATAATATATTTTCGTGTATTTTTCTCTTGACATAATAGTCACTATCGTGTATAATGTGAGTAAATCAAGAGAGGAGATACAAAGAAATGAAAAAATACAATTTATCAAACATTATGAAAAGAGCATGGGAGTTAGTTAAAAAGGCAGGTCTTTGCATCTCCGAAGGATTAAAAAAAGCATGGAAGGAAGCAAAACATATGGGAGAAATCACAAAAGGTTCCGTAAAACAGATCGCATGGGCACAGGACATTAAAGACGGCGTAATCAAAGCATTAAATCTCAGTCTGAAGCTCAACAAAGAAAGTGAAAACAATTACTTAGTTTCAATCAGAGAAAAAAATCTGGTTGACATCGAAAAAGTAAACGAGGCTAAATGGTTTATTAATCTTTTCTTAACTGCTAAAGAAAATTACAAGGCTGAAATTTGTTTTGGAAACTATATGACAAAAGAAGAATTAGCCGAAGATTATGCTAGTCTTGTAAGTTCTAAATTAATGGAAACTTTTTAATAAGGAGGAGAAAAAATGATAGAAGGAGCAGAAAGAGTAAAAAAAGAAATGTTGGATTTTTTGAAGAAAAATGAATCTACAGGAACTGCAAAAGAGGACTTTTACGAACTCAAAGAGAAAACAGAACAAGCTTTCTTTGTATCACTCGCGCTAGATCTGCGAGAAAGACGTGCTAAACTTTGGAAGCAAGGAAGACATGACGAAGTAGATTCGTGGGCACTGTCAAAAATTCACGAAGCATTAGTCTCTGACAGAAAAACCGAAGTGAGAAAGATAACGGACATAGTGGAAAAGAACACTCATGCCGCCTTAAGAGAACGATTCCCTGATTTGTATGATTTTTTGTACGCCTGCAATGACGAGGAAACAGAAAATAAACAAAGAGTGCATGAATTACACAAACTAGGATACACGGCAGAAAAATTGTGGGAAATGCCGCATGAGGATGTGGGAGAAGATTATTTGCAGATGCTATTAGACACAGAAAAAAGAGGCTGAAAACAGCCTCCTTCTCCATTAACTTAATAGTTAATAAAATAGTTTCTACTCACACGCATATACAATATGCGGACAACTATATTATAGCAAAATATTATCACAAAGTCAAATAAATACTTGCCGCGGAGGTACGAAGGCAGGAAGAACGAAAGCACTTGTTTCGACAGGTGCTTTTTATTATTTTGAGGAAAAAGAAAAGAGAGAAGAATTGGCTCTCCCCTCTTGTTGGTTGTCCTATCAGTGGACTAATTATTTTAAATTAATAGTTATCTTCTTATCTGTCCAGAACGAAGCACTATATTCTAAAATTACTTTCTTTGCATCTTTTGGCATTTCGTAGTATGCTGTAAAGCTTACGTTCTTTCCCGGAGACAAATTAGTGTTAACAAAATCACTGTTTCCTATGTATTGCTGTTCGCAAGCTGAATTGTCCGCATAGCATTCGCAATCAGATACAGACACATATTTGTCACCTTTTTCTGCAACATTTTCGCAAGTAAAGTCTACAGCTACATATTCGCATCCATCTTTCGGAGTAAAGTATTCTCCTGCATCATATCCAAATTCAGCCTTTTTAGCAGTTACTTTTAAACCGTCATTCTCAAAAGATTCACCAACCTTTACGCTGTCTTTCTCTTTTGCTTCTTCCTTTTTAGCAGTTTCTTTCTTAGCCGCTGTTGTTGCTGTAGTACTCTTTGTCTGAGGATCAGTGGAAGAACTGCTATCGTCACCACTACCCATTGCCATGCCTAAAACAGCCAGAACGATGATAATGATAACTACCCATTTCAGCTTGCCGCCCTGTTTCTTCCGGCAATGAGGACACACTTTAGCTTTTGCGTCAATTTCTTCTTTGCAATGCTTACAAACTTTAGTTTTTTCCTTGCTCATATTTTCTGCTCCTTTTTTATTATTACCATAGTGCAAATATTAGCAAAATGGTTTGTTGTAAATAAATTATACAATAAATAAAATGATTTGTCATTATAAAACTGAATAAATCTGCATATTTTCTTTAACAAAAACATAAAAATATTATAACAAAAACTCTTGATAAGTCAGAACGAATGTTCTATAATTAAGCGTGAGAGGATGTGAAGCGATGTATAAAGACAAATTAATTGAACTGATTGAAAATTGTAACGACGAACATTTTTGTAAATTTGTTTTTGCGTTTGCAAACAAATTAAAAAAGGAGTGGGGGTGCTAGTCCCCACACCTTAGTTATTCCTCTGTTATTCTGTCAATGTAGCCGTAAACTTTATATTTGCGGCTACATTCCATACGTAGTATTTTTTCTGCGTATCCTAATAACTCAAAGTCCATTGCTATCTCGGCAAGTAATTCGGCGTTTTCTACTGTTGCGTTTTCTTCCCAACCCATTAACTCTGGCTGACTAACACCTAAAGCTTTCGCAAACAGCTCAATTTTTGATTGTTGCAAATCAACTTCTCCTTTTTCGATTTTGGCAATAGATGAGCGGCTCGTGTACCCTGTTTTCTTTGCTAGTTCATCTTGAGACATTCCGATTTGTACACGACGTTCCTTGATGTTCTTGTATAATTGTATCATTTTTCCTCCTTTCTACGATTATCAATATAGCATAGGTGTGAAAATAAATCAACATTTTTATTTAAAAGTGTTGACACAAATTCAACAACGTGGTATAGTAAGAGCGTGAAAGGAAATCACGCAAACAAAAAAAGAAAGGGGTGATACCTTGGCAGACGTTAAGGCACTTAGAAAAAAGATAGAAGATTCTGGAATGAGTATTTCTTTCGTAGCTAGAAAAATGGGCATGACTAGAGAGTCTTTCTATAACAGAATGAATAAACCTGATTTTAGAGCTTCGGAAATTGTAGCATTAACAAATATTCTTAGGTTGACTAAGAAAGAAAGGGACGATATTTTTTTTAACTAAAATGTTGAATTTAATTCAACAAGAAAGAAGGCGAATAGATGAAAAATATTCAAATCTTCGAAAACAATGAGTTCGGTTCAATTCGGACTCAGATAATTAATGACGAACCGTACTTCTGCTTAGCGGATGTTTGCCACGCATTGGGCCTTGAACAACCTAGCAGAGTCAAATCAAGGTTAAAACCCGATGGGGTTACTACTGGTATGGTCATCGACAGTGTAGGAAGAAAACAAAATGCAAACTTTGTGAACGAACTTAATCTTTACAAAGTAATCTTCCAGAGCCGCAAAGAAAGTGCAGAACGCTTTACCGACTGGGTAGCCGGAGAGGTTCTCCCATCCATCAGAAAGACAGGGAGCTACCAGAAACAGTTATCTCCTCAAGAAATGATGCGTATTCAGTTGGGCATGATAGACGACCACGAAGACCGTATTAAGAGCCTTGAGAGCAACATGGTGATTGACTACGGTCAACAGCAAACCTTGCGACAGCACGTCAATAAGGCAGTCCTGAACGCACTAGGCGGAAAAGATACAGAAGCATATGCATATATCAGTAAAGTTGTATTCGCAGAGTGTAACAGAGATTTGCAAGACAGATTTAAAGTTAACAGCCGGAACAACATCCCTCGTAAACGATATGAGGAGGCTATTGACTATGTAGACAACTGGGAACCGAAAACAAATACAAAGTTGAGAATTGACGAGTATAACCGTCAACAGAGATTTGAGGTGTAGGAGGTAAAAAATGAAGGTTATGTACATTTTACTGACCATCATGTCAGTAGCGTTGGTTATCTGGATCTTGTCCAGTTGGGTTGTGTGGTAACACATACCGCCGGAAAAGATTATAGCAATTATAATTTTTTCGTGATGTTAGGGGGTGAATAAAAAAATGAATGAGCCTCCAAGAAAAGAGTATGTTATTAGATTACTCTACACCCTTTTAGGACGACAGCAGGGCGTAGAGTATGACAAAGTGTTTTACACTGATAAGGACGGCGTAGAACACGAAGTAAAAAAGGAAGAGCCCTACCATTAAGCTCTCGCCAAATAAAACATAACTAGATTTTACAAAAGACTTGGCAATTTGTCAAGATAGGAGGTAGACATGGCATATATCGTTATTCAAGATTGGATGATATCAGATTTACAGTTAAAGGGGAATGAACTCCTCACATATGCCCTTATTTACGGCTTTTCGCAGGATGGCGAATCAGAATTTAAGGGGTCATTGAAATATATTTCCGAATTTCTTGGCGTGTCAAAAAGAACTGCACAAAGAAGCATTGAAAATCTTGTAGACCGAGGAATAGTTGAAAAGAGAGTAGAGGAGATTAGCGGCGTGAAATTTAACCGCTATATGGCCCATAAAGAAGCTGACACCCCTATAGACAAAATGACCATGGGGTATAGTCAAAATGACCATGGGGGTATAGTCAAAATGACCATGGGGTATAGTCAAAATGACCATGGGGGTATAGTCAAAATGACCACCAATAATACTAATATATATAATGCTAATAATAATACTAGTAATAATACTAAAGATAAAGATACGCCCGCGAGATACTTTGACGACGAGGAGCTAAACAATAAGTTTATGGAATTTCTTTCCATGCGGAAGAAGATTAGAAAACCAGTCCGAACAGATAGAGCCTTGAAAGCATTACTTAAAAAGTTACATGAATTATCTGGCGGTGATGTTGGACTGATGAAACAGATTATAGACCAGTCATTGGATAAAGAGTGGCTAGGGCTTTTCGAGCTGAAGACAGGTAACGACAACACGAAGAACATTAACGACCGACTATACGGAGACATACAGCACTGGGCAGCACAGAAAGAACAGGAGGGAGGCGGAATGTATGACGATTTCGGAGTTTTCTAAAATCGTGGCCGCACTAAAAACCGTCTACACGGCTCCGGGATTTGTTCCCAACGAACAGGCATTAGACATGTGGTACCGCCTGGTAGGCAAAAATAACGACTACCAGACAATAAGCGTAGCGGCACAGATGTACATGACAACAGGCAAGTTCCCGCCTACACCGGCAGACATTTTGGAGTGTGCCAGCAAACTCAAGGCAGAAAGCAGCTACCTGAGCGAGCAGGAAGCATGGGCAACAGTGGCAAAGGCGTGCAGTAATGGGATTTACGGTTACAGAGAGGAGTTTGACAAACTGCCTCCTACGTTGCAAAAGGCAGTAGGAACGCCACAGACGCTCCATGACTGGGCGGTAGTAGATTCAGCGGACTTTCAGACGGTCATACAGTCAAACTTCCTCAGAAGCTACAGAGCGGCGTTAGAAGCACAAAAGGAGATAGACAAGTACCCACCAAAACTGCAAGAAATGATAAGAGCGGCGGGGACGATAGAGCGAAAAGAAACAGTACCAGAACTACCCACACTGGGAGAAATAGTTGGGCGGTTAGAGCAGGATAATAAAAATTATACCCCGGAACAATGTGAAGGAGCGTTAGGGGATTGGATAGCAGGAAAGAAAGAGAGGCTAGGTTATGGATGTAATGATTAATGCAACCGGATTTCAGGCGAAGAAATACGACAACGAAGTGACAGGGAAAGTAGTGATTCCGGCGGAAGTCAGGGTCGATATCAAAGACAAAGAGGTAGCGCAGGGACTGCTTGAGCTGTTTAGGCTGGGCGTTGAAAGAAGCAACGATATGAAAAAGATAGAGGCATACGCCAGAGGCTACAACGAACTGAGCAAGGCTATTAAAGAGGCATGGGAGACAGGAAATGGAACGAGGATTTGACCCGGCTAGAGAGTACTTAAAAACACAGCACCTTGAGGCAGAATATGAGTGCAGAACAGCACACAAAGCAATCAAACGAGGTGCGGAAAGTTACAACGAATATGAGAGATACGAGGAGGAATTAGAGCAATGACACTATATGAGATTGACAGTGCAATTATGGACTGCGTAGACGAGGAGACAGGAGAAATTATCGACCTTGAAAAACTTGAGGCTCTCAACATCGAGAGAGACAAAAAGGTGGAGGGAATCGCACTGGCGGTGAAAAATTATGCCGCAGAAGCAAAGGCAATCAAAGAGGAGGAAGAAAAGCTTGCGAAACGCCGTAGAAGTTGCGAGAACGCCGCACAGAGGTGCAAAGACTATCTGTCCCATGCTCTTGATGGTGAAAAGCTCAAGACGGCAAGAGTCAGCGTGTCATACAGAAATAGCGAGTCTGTAACCATTGACGACTTAGGCAGCCTGACAGAGGAATACATCAGGATTCCAGAGCCGCAGGCGGACAAGGCAGCAATTAAAAAGGCGATTAAAGCCGGGAAAGAGGTCGCAGGAGCGCACATTGAGACATCAAAAAGCGTGATTGTGAGGTAAGAAAGATGGGAGATATTCACAAAAAGTTGCAAAAAATTCAGTGCCGCCTCAAAACACCTAAGTCTCGATGGAGCAAATTCGGGAAATACTGGTACCGTAGCCTAGAAGATATTTACGAAGCGGCAAAGCCGTTACTAGACGAACAAGGATTGCTTTTGATTCTGGAAGATAAAATTGTCATAATAGGCGGCAGAATCTATGTCAAAGCAACAGCAATTTTACAAGATGTAGAAGATGGAGGAGCGATTAGTACCACTGCATACGCCAGAGAAGAAGAAAACAGAAAGGGGATGGATTCCTCACAAATTACGGGAGCAACGTCAAGCTACGCTAGGAAATACGCATTAAGCAGTTTGTTTCTTCTAGACGACAGCAAAGATGCAGATACAGACGAATACAAAGGAAATGAGACCGTATCAGAACAGGAGGCAAAAAAATTATGCAGCCTGATGCGAAAGAAAGGCATGACAGAACAGGAAATCACAGAATGGGGGAATAACATGGGACTGAAATCATTTTATGAAATTACACGCAGACAGTATGTTGAAACCTTGAAAGTACTGGGATTGGAATAGCATGGATCTAACTGGAAAAATAAAAAACTTAGCGGTGGATTATTTTAGCAAAAAGATAACAGTTACCCTGGAAATCAACGAGGCGGAGCGGTTTATAAAGGGCGTGGACGAACTGAAAAAGTTGGAAAAATTGTCCATAATAATTAAACCGTTCCGCAAGAAAAGAAGCCTGTCGGCAAACGCCTATTTCCACGTCCTGGTCACCAAAATAGCGGAGAAAGCCGGAACGAGCAAGGCAGAAGCTAAAAATTTGATGATAGGCAGATACGGACAGCCGGAGTTGATAAAAGGAGACATAGCAGTTTTAAAAACTAACGTCCCAACCGACATCATGTACAAAAAAGAGGACGTTCACACAGTTGCGATCGGACGGCGGCTAGAAAAAGGCAAAGAGGTAGTGTTTTACAGGCTCATGAGAGGCTCACATACCTACGACAGCCGGGAAATGAGCGAGCTAATCAAAGGCACGATGCAAGAAGCGGGAGACTTAGGAATTGAAACGCTAACACCAAGAGAGCTGGAACAAATAATAGGAAAATGGAAGCCAAGAAAGGAAGAAGAGAAATGAAAAAATTTGAATTAACAACAGAAACTATTACAAACGTAGATGGAAAAAAATTATTTAGAATTAAGGCATTAATTGATTTTGGAGACGTGAAAGCCGGAGAGCTTGGCGGATACGTAGAGAAAGAAGAAAATGTATCGCAAGACGGCGATGCGTGGGTTTCCGGCAATGCAGAGGTTTCCGGAGATGCAGAGGTGCGTGACAATGCGTGGGTTTCCGACAATGCAAAGGTGCGTGACAATGCAAAGGTTTCCGGCAATGCATGGGTGCGCGGCGATGCGTGGGTTTCCGACAATGCATGGGTGCGCGGCAATGCAGAGGTTTCCGGAGATGCAGAGGTGCGTGACAATGCGTGGGTTTCCGACAATGCATGGGTGCGCGGCGATGCGTGGGTTTCCGGCAATGCATGGGTGCGCGGCGATGCGTGGGTTTCCGACAATGCAAAGGTGTCCGGAGATGCAGAGGTGCGTGACAATGCAGATTATACATTAGTACAGGGATTCGGGACAAAATTCCGCTGCACAACTTTTTACAGGAGCAAAAATAAAAAAATAATGGTTAATTGTGGGTGCTTCCATGGAGATTTAGAAGGATTTAGAAAACAGGTAAAAGAAACACGAAGCGGAAAAATAGCAAAAGAATACCTAATGATTGCCGATTTAATGGAATATCATTTTGCAAGCGAGGATTCTGGCGATGAATAGCGTACTACAAACGAAAAAAGAGTGTTTTTTCTGCAAAACGACTAGAAATCTGCATAGACATCACGTCTTATATGGCAGTAGCAACAGAAAACAAGCCGAAAAGTATGGCTTCACAGTTTATTTGTGTTTGAATCATCATACCAACGGCGGCGAGGCGATACATCGCAATCCCAACGGACCGCTAGACAGGTATCTCAAAGAGCTGGCGCAGAAGTATTGGGAGGAGAACAACGGAACGAGGGAAGAATTTATCAAAACATTTGGGAGGAATTATCTGTGAATAAGTTCAGAAATAAAAAGATTTTTACGACAGCCGGAAAGTTTGACAGCAAGAGAGAAATGCATCGCTATTTAGAGCTGGCGGCGATGCAAGAAGCGGGAGAAATTACAGGATTAGAGCGACAGCCGAGATACATCCTTGTAGGTAGCCAGAAACGAGAGGATGGCACTACAGAACGCCCTGTATCATATACAGCAGATTTCCGCTACACAGACAAAGAGGGCAAGATTGTTGTCGAGGACGTAAAATCCCCACGCACAAGAAAAAATCCGGAATATATCATCAAGAGAAAGCTGATGCTTGAGAGGTACGGTATCACGATCAAAGAGGTGGAGTGATGGAAAAAACGGATTCAGAAGCAAGAAAAGCGGCGGAAACGCTCAAAAAATATTGCAACCAGCATGAATATTGCGAAAACTGTATTTTTGCAGAAGAATATGTATGCAGTTTGCTAAACATTGTACCATGCAGATGGAAAAGCTGGACACCCTCCAAGGGTTAAGGATAGATACATATTACACGCAACACGTTAACGGTTCCATGTGGAGCTATATGCCATTGATTCCTCCGGATTTATTCCGGAGGGGAAAGGGAAGAAAATGCCATACGGTCTGAAAGATGAAGATTTTGATAAAATACAAAACAAAGTAGCGAAAAAACTATATGAAATACCAAGCCTTGAACGAGCCGCATTCTTGGTGGAATGCACAGAACAGGAACTAAGGGAAGCAATGACCGAACTACGCAAAATACCCAAATCAAAGGGGAAAATTGAAGCCGTAGAAAGGGAGTTGAGAAACAGAGGAAACAAAAACAAAAAAACAAAGTTTTTCCCAAGCGACTTGGCGGAAAAGAGATTTGCGAGGGAATGGACGAAAGCGTGCGAAAGAATAAGGAGGCATAAATGAACGATGGCACAACAAAACCAGACACCTACATGAGCATATCAGAAAAATTCATGCAAGGTAATATAAGCGAGGACGAATTTGTGGAGCGGTATAACCGATTGGTTGAGCAGGAAGCTGAAAAACACTGGGAACCGGTCGAACCACATGAGCATATTTAGGAGAGAAAATGAAGTTTATTGATTTTTTTGCCGGAATCGGAGGATTCCGCAGAGGCATGGAATTAGTGGGGCATGAATGCGTCGGGTTTTGCGAATTCGATAAATTTGCAACCGCAAGTTACACATCAATGCACCTGCTTACGCCAGAACAAAGAGAATATTTAAATGAAATGCCTTTAAAGCAACGGAGAAAAGAAATATTGAAGGAGGAATACAGGAATGGAGAATGGTACGCAAATGACATTAGAAGAGTATATGCCGGAGACATTCCAAAAGCAGATTGCTGGTGTTTTGGATTCCCATGTCAAGACATCTCAGTTGCAGGAAAACAACTTGGATTTCAAGGAAACCGTTCAAGCTTGTTTTTCAGAGTTATGTACCTTATCGGACAGCTCAAAGAAGAAGATAAACCCGCTTACCTTTTCATTGAGAACGTTAAAAATTTGCTTAGTGTTAATGGGGGATGGGATTTCGCCCGATTGCTCATTGAAATGGAACAGGGGGGGTATGATGCAGAATGGCAAGTGCTCAACTCCAGAGATTTTGGAGTGCCACAGAACCGAGAAAGGTGCTTCATTATCGGGCATCTTAGAGGGAGAAGTACCGCAAAAGTATTTCCTGTCGAAAGAGCAGACGGAGAAAATAGTATTCAAATAATAGGCCACAGGGACGGTTACAGAAGAAATACGCAGGTATTTGCACCTGATGGAATTACAGAAGCTCTTGATACTGGTCAAGGTGGTGGGAGAGGGCATCATGTAGCATTGCCGTGTTTTATAGATTTGTGCAATAGTGGAACAGAAACAACTAGCGTTGCTAGATGCTTGCAAGCGAGATACCAAAAAGGATATGGAACGTATAAAGCGCAAAATAGTGGTATTGCAATTCCGGTATTAACACCAGACCGAGCAGAAAAGCGTCAGAATGGACGGAGATTCAAAGAAGATGGTGAGCCGATGTTTACACTTACTGGACAGGATAGACACGGAGTGGCGATTGAACCGATTGGAGTTATTGATTCGCAGGGCATAAAAGTAGCCAAAGCAACAAAGCAAGGCTATTCCGAGTGTAGAGTAGGCATTGATAGCGTGAATTTATCAGTTCCAGGAAGTAAAACAAGAAGAGGAAGAGTCGGACAAGAAATCGCCAACACACTCGACACGAGTTGTAATCAGGGAATCTTCATTCAGGTATCGGAAGAACTAGTTGCGTATGCGGTCTGGTATGAAAAATATCAATGTTACATAGCAATCAGAAGACTAACGCCGTTAGAATGTTTTAGACTACAAGGGTGGACCGATGATTATTTTAAAAAGGCCGAGTTTGTAAATTCAGATAGTCAATTATACAAACAAGCAGGAAACGGCGTAACTGTAAATGTAATAAGAGCTATTGCAGAAAGGATAAAAAATGAGTAACCCCAAACACGATTGGTACGGACACGCAGTAAAGCAGGTAAAAAAATACCCAGACAAACTGATTGCAGAAAACACAGCTCAGTCGGCCTTGTGGATGTACGCTATTAACAAGGCGATAAAGCAGACAGAGGGGATGGACAACGGTGAGGACAGAATGAAAGCCGTACAGCTGGTATATTTTGAAGATAGATACACGATAGCAGGGGCGGCGGATAAGCTTGGATATGCAGAAATGACTATACGCAGATGGCTCAGTGCTTTCGCCAATTTGGCTGGTGAATATGCGGGATATTAGAGAGGGGAAATTATCTCCCTCTCTTTTTTTATGTTTGTCTAACGTGGCTTAAAAAATGCCGTACAATACACTTGTACGGACGAGTCTGGTAACTTTTTGTGAGACATAGCCTCCTCTATCTTGTGGTAAAAGTGTAAACTCTCACCCGCGTAAAAGAGAGTACGCAAGACGCCTATCCCACGGTGCCTTGCGTCCCATACGGGTTGCGGGATTTACAAGTGTTTAGGGACCAGTCGCTTATTAGACCCCGGCGGCTGTTAAGGTGCAATTCCTTATACTTGTGTTTGGTTGCATTATGCAACTGGTGCAAACGTTTTTTTTCATATTTTCTTTTCTTTCATATAACCCCGTAAACAATTCATTACGGGGTTATGGTTGTATTTAGGAGGTGACCCCAAAATGGGATAAGTAAATATCAAGAGTGGCTGACCAAAGAAGGGTTGCTAAAAATAGAGGGATGGGCGCGGGATGGATGCACAGACAAAGAGATCGCGGCAAACATCGGTATTAACCCAGATACCTTGTATACATGGAAGAAAAAATTTCCAATTTTAGCCGACACCTTAAAAAAGGGGAAAGATGTTGTAGACAGGCAGGTGGAAAAAAGCCTGTTACAACGGGCACTAGGGTACAGCTACAAAGAGACGAGCGAAAAGTACGAAGGCGGAGTAATGACGGAGCGAAAAGTAACAAAGAAGCACATTCCACCAGATACAACAGCGCAAATATTTTGGCTAAAGAACAGGAAGCCAGAACAGTGGCGTGATAAGCCACAGTCAGAGAGCGCAAGCGATAAAGTACTAGCAAAAGCTATTGAAATCCTTGGGGGTGTCGATAGTGCCATTGACTAGCAAGCAGGCAGAATACCTGCAAGGCTGCAACCATCGTTGGAATGTAAAGACCGGGGCGACAGGCTCCGGGAAATCCTTTGTTGACTACGCGGTCGTAATTCCTCAACGCCTGACACATCTAAAAGGATTAGGGTTGGCTGTGATGTTGGGAAACACCAGAGGCACACTACAACGTAACATACTTGACCCCATGCGAGAGATATGGGGCGAGGAGTTAGTTGGCGAGATACGGAGCGACAACACAGTACAGCTATTTGGCAAAAAGGTATATGCGATAGGCGCTGATAACAAAAAGCACGTTGCAAGAATACAGGGGGCAACGATTGAGTATGCTTACGGCGATGAGCTGACAACGTGGAATCAAGAAGTTTTCGAGATGTTAAAATCTCGTCTCAGGACGTCGCACAGTCATTTTGACGGGACGTGCAACCCGGCGGGGCCGAAACATTGGTTTAAGGGCTTTCTGGATTCCGATGCAGATATATTCCAACAGGCGTACAACATACACGATGGCTGCCTGCCTCCGGCGGTAGTGGACGAGTTAATAAAGGAGTACTCAGGGACACACAGGTATCAACGCTACATACTGGGCAAATGGGCAGTGGCAGAAGGGCCTGTGTACGATATGTTTTCAGAGGAAAGGCACGTCTGCAAAGCAAAGACCAGCGGAGAGATAATTGTGAGCAGTGATTTTGGTATGCAGAACCCTACCGTCTTTCTCATCTGGCAGAAAAGAGTAGATACCGGCAACTGGCACTGCATAAAAGAGTACTACTATTCAGGCAGGGAGAACAACCGCATGAAGACAGTCAGTGCGCTAGTAAAAGGACTAGAGGACACGCTAAGCGGGCAGAAAGATGATTTAGTGATCGTTGACCCATCCGCTACCGCTCTCATCGTGGAGTTACGTAGCAAAGGGCATAAAGTCAAAAAAGCAGATAACACTGTTAACGATGGGATAGCAGACGTTGAGACGATGTTGACACAAGACAAATTATCGTTTGACCCGTCTTGCACACACACGATTGAGGAGTTTGGTATCTATGCATGGGACCCAACAGCGGCTGACAAGGGAAGGGACGCAGTTATAAAACAGTCAGATCACGCGATGGATGCTATCAGGTATTTTGTAAAAACATTAAAACTCGTCAAGCGCAGCCGAACAAGACAATACAAATCAATTTTAGGGTAATAACAATGTATTTATCATATCAAGATTTCATTGCCGCAAAAGACAAAGGGCAATTTATAAATCAGTTTATAAAATTCCACGAGAGTACAGGAGCATACAAAGAGGCATTAAGGGCGGACAAGTATGACGCACAGGAAAATGAGACTATCTTGCAATTTCAACGCGTTTATTACACTCTGCTAGGTCAAAAAAAGATAGATAATTTCTCCTCAAACGCACAGATCTGCTCTAATTTCTTCCACAAATTAAATACACAGCGCTGTTCGTACAGTCTGGGAAATGGCGTCTTTTTTAATGACATGAGTGTCAAAGACAAACTGGGCAAACAGTTTGACAGAAGAATCAAAGAGGCAGCGTACAATGCATTAATTCATGGCCAGTCCTTCCTCTTCTGGAATGTGGACCACGTGCACGAATTTCCTTTTACGCAGTTCGCCCCAATGTGGGACGAGGACACAGGGGCGTTGATGGCGGGCATACGATTCTGGCAGTTGGACGAACAAAAACCATTTAAGGTTGTGCTGTACGAAGTAGATGGATATACAACCTACAGCGCAGAAAGCAAATTTGGGGAATTAAAAGAGACCGCTCCCAAACGGGCATACAGACAGATAATTGAGACTGCAAACAATTTGGAACCCGAAATTATCGGAGAAGAAAATTATAGCAGTCTCCCTATTGTACCGATGTTTGGCAATAAAAGGCATATAAGCACGCTAAGGGGGATGCAGTCAAAGATTGATGCTTACGATGCGGTACAAAGTGGTTTTGCTAATGATCTAGACGACTGCGCGCAGATGTATTGGCTCATTTCTAACGCTGACGGTATGACAGACGACGAACTGGCGGAATTCAGGGACCGGCTCAAGTTTCAGCACATCGCAAAGGCTGAGGAAGGGCAGGTACAGGCATACACGCAAGAACCGCCATATGCGGCCAGAAAAGAGTTTCTCACGCAGATGCGGTCAGAAATTTATGAGGACTTCGGGGCGCTGGATGTACACACCATAGCCGCCGGAGCAACAAATGATCATATCGACGCCGCATACCAGCCACTAGATGATAATGCAGATGATTTTGAGTACTTTGTGGGCGATGCGATTGAGAAGATTCTGGAGCTTGCGGGGATTGATGACGAACCACAATTTAAGCGGAACAGAATCAGCAACGAGAAAGAGCGTACAGATATGATTCTTGAGGCGGCTAATTATCTGGACGAAGAAACCATTCTGAAAAAATTACCGTTTGTCGCACCGGAGGAAGTGCCGGACATTTTGGCAAAGCTGGACGAAGAATCATATAACCGCTACACGGAGCCGATTGAACCCGATACGCCGGAAGATAACCCGGAAGGGGATGAATAACTATGTATCCATCCGACAAGTGGACAGAACAGGAGCTACAAAAGCTAGAAAAACGGTTAGCAGACGTATATAAGCAGGCTGAAAAAGAGCTTGACGGCAAAGCGAGAAACTATTTTAAACAATTCTCCAGGCGATACGCTAAAGAATATGCGGCATACCAGGCAGGGAAGTACACCAAGAAAGAATTTGAAGCATGGCTAATGAATCAGTATGGCAGAGGGCAGAGGTGGGAAGCACTCCGTGATGACATGGCGCGGCGCCTGACAGAGTCAAATGAGATTGCCGCGGCATACATCAATGAGAAGACCCCTCTTGTGATTGCCATTAATCATAACTTTGAGGCATATATGATTAAATCTCTTGTGCCTGATAGACAGATAAAAGAGATTGGAGATATTGCGTTTAATTTGGTTGACGAGCACACAGTTAAACGGCTGACGGTCAAAAAGCAGAAGATTCTTCCACCGCGTAGGGTACTGAAAAGCAAGGATGTGCACTGGAACAAGAAGAAATTGCAAAATGCACTACTGCAAGGAATATTACAGGGTGACAGCATAAAAAAGCTCGCAGGGCGATTTCAGGACGTTACAGGTATGAATCATACTGCCGCAATCCGAAACGCCCGCACAGCGTTCACAGGGGCGCAGAATGGAGGCAGGCAGGCGGCATACGAGGAAGCCTACCAGATGGGGATTGATGTAGTTAAGCATTGGACAGCGACAAAAGACTTGAGGACACGAGACAGTCACAGGGCACTAGACGGTGAGGAAGTGCCGTTTAACATGGCTTACTCCAACGGTCTCATGTATCCGGGAGACCCAAGCGGAATCCCGGCAGAAGTTTATAACTGCCGCTGTACGCAACGGACTGCACTACCCGCCGAACTGGAACAACCGCGAATGATACGCGTCAGAAACCCAAAGACAGGCAGGAGCGAAGTCGTAGAGGACATGACCTACTACGAATGGTTAGCAACGCAAAGGGGGCGAATATAATGGCGGATATTGATGTTGTGAGCCATGTGGACGAAGTAATACTCAAGACCACCATGGCACTCGCAAGAGCATTAGAGCAAGCAGGAGCCGCCGCAGAGGGGCACGCAAAAGACCTTTGTCCGGTCGATACGGGCGCGTTGAGAAACAGTATTACGCATCGGACTGACTTGGAAAATCTCACAGAGATAATAGGAAGTAACGAAGAATATGCCGCCTATGTGGAACTGGGAACTGGCGTGTATTACAAGGGAGGACGAAAGACCCCATGGACTTATCAGGATGATAAGGGACAATGGCACATCACAAACGGTCAGAGGGCACAGCCGTATTTAAAACCGGCGGCGGCAAATTACGCAAAAGAATACACAGCAATTATTGCGGACGAATTAAAAGGAGCGATGGGATAATGGACAGATTGTCTTTACTCGTCAAAGCAAAAGAAACAGCAGAGTATTTTGTTGATAAAAAATTTAAATACTCTCAAGGCGTGGCGAATAGCTGGGCGGGTGCAAAGAAGAAAAAGGTAAGTAATTGTGCATCGTATGTATGCTATTGCCTACAGCAATTAGGCATCCTCAAACCGGGACAACTGTTTTATTGCAACAGGAACGGAAGAGTTGTCTATAAGGGCGCAGGAACAAAAGCAGCTATATCAAAACGATATAGATTGATAAAAGTAAATAAATTACCACGGGATTATAAAAACAAATTAAAACCGGGAGACATTTGCTTTTACCGCCTGCACACCAATATTTTCGCAGGAATAAACGAGAGCAATAAAATGGTGTGGTGGGACGCCGGAAAGGCTAGCACAAATACTAAAAAAGCAGGCGGAACATATAAAAAAATACACAGAGTTATCAATGAAAATCAGAAGCTTTTATACGTGTTGAGATGGAAAGGGTGACGGAATGAAAAAGAAGATTTTAGTAGTAGCAACAGCAGTAATGTTAGCCACAGGAGCATTAGTGGGGTGTACAGAAGCAAGTCAGGTATCCAATAATGTCTCACAAGAAGCGGATAACTTTAATGTCTTAAGAAGATTTGCAGTTATCAACACAAGAACGGACAAAGTAGAGTTCGAAGTAGTAGGAGCCTTTTCTTTAGATGCCTCCGATAGCAAGAAAATTAGCTTAATCTGCGAAATGGAAGACGGGACTTACAAGAAACAGATCATTGGTTTAAACAGGGACTCTATGTATGTGATTGAAGATTTAGGCGGCGCAAAGGTAAACAAATATAAGTACGAAGTAAATTATATTCCAGAATCTATTGTACCGTTTACAATTACAAACAAGAAATAGGAGGCTGAGATGAAAATTATTGATGTATCGGTATACAACGGCACAATCGACTGGAAAAAAGTAAAGAAATACGGTTGTGATGGTGCAATCATTAAGATTATCCGCAAAGATTTAGGCAAGGATAAAAAGTTTGAGGAGAACTATAAAAAGTGTGAGAAATTAGGTATCCCATGGGGCGCGTATAACTACACATACGCAACCACAACGGCGAAAGCCAAATCCGATATGAAGCTTGTTTGTGACATCCTCGATAAAGTTAGCAAGAAACATTTTAAATACGGCGTTTGGTTTGACATCGAGGACAAAGTGCAGGCAAGGCTAAGCAAAGCAAAGATTGCTGAGATTATCAATGCGGCACAGACTGTCGTTGAGTCAAGGGGCTATAAATTTGGTGTTTACACCGGGATGTCGTATTTTTCGGAGCATATTGATAAAAACAAAGTTAACTGTAAAAACTGGTGGATTGCACGTTATTACAAAGGCTATAACCGCATGGCGTTTAAAGCGACACCAAACAAATCTTATAAGCCTACAAACGTGCCTGACCTTATGGCATGGCAGTATACCAGCTCTGGCGTATTCCCGACCAAGGTTTCAACCGGCAACGGCGGAAATTTTGATTTAAATATTTTGTATCATGACTTCTCGGTGACGGCACAGAAGGAAGAAACAGCAAAAAAAGGTAAATACACCGGGAAATTCCCTAAATTGCCGCCAAGAGGCTATTACACATTTTTAGACGGCATTACAGTGCTAAAAAGTGCAGGATGGGAAATTGAAAAATTGCAGAAGTTTTTAAACTGGGCTATCGGCTCGAAATTAGATACTGACGGCAAATACGGCGAAAAGACAGAAGATGCGGTTAGCATTTTCCAGTCGAAATGTAAATTAAAAATTGACGGCAAATTTGGGGCAAAATCCCTTAAAGCCGCAAAAACATTTAGAAAGTAATCGCGAAGTACTGCGATTTACATATAAAGTCATTTAGGGAAAGAAATCCCTCGAAGAAAAGGAGTAATCAAATGGCATTAACAAGAGCTTTTTTAAAGAGCATGACACTTACAGATGAACAGATTTCCGCGATCATCGAAGAACACTCTGCAACCGTTACAGGTTTAAAAGGCGAGATCACTAAATACAAAGAGGACGCAGAGAAAGTTCCAGACCTCCAGAAAAAATTGGAGGACTACGAAAAGGATGATTGGAAAGGCAAGTACGAGAAGGAACACGCAGATTTTGAAGGCTACAAGGCCGAACAGGACAAGAAGGCATCGTACAATGCGAAAGAAGCCGCATACAAAAAGATGCTTGAAGATTCCGGCGTGTCCAGTAAAGTAATTAACCTTGCATTAAAAGCATCAAAAGAGACTATTGATAATTTAAAAATCGGAACTGACGGCAAACTTGAGAATGCAACAGAGGTAGAAAAAGGCATCAAAGAAGCGTATGCCGACTATATTACAACCGAAACGACTCATGGCGCTAACGTATCGAACCCACCGGGAGGAGAACCGGGGAAAATGACCAAGAAAGAAATCATGGAAATTAAGGATGCGGGCGAACGTCAGAAAGCGATTGCGGAAAATCACGAACTTTTTGGATTTTGAAAGGAGTAGACAATGCCAGGAATAACCACTAGTACTGTATTAAATACAGATAGCGCTCTCAAAGCGAGAGAAATTGATTTTGTAACAAGGTTTGACAAAAATTGGGATGCATTAAGAACCATCTTGGGAATCTTTAGACCTATTAGAAAAGAGCCGGGCACCAGCTTAGTAACCTACGAGGCGCAGATGAAAGACGAAGCCTTACAGGGCGGCGCAAGTGTGGGTGAGGGAGAAGCAATCCCTTTTACACAGTTTAAGGTCGTAGAAAGCAAAAGAGAAGATATTGTCGTAGAAAAATACGCTAAATCTTTAACTCTTGAGTCTGTGTCAAAATGGGGCGCAGCGGTCGCGATCGAAAAGACAGATGATGCCTTTATGGTTGAACTGCAGAACAAGGTTTTAAAAGATTTTTACACATTTTTAAAAACAGGAACATTAAAAGGAACACAGAAAAAATGGCAGAAAGCACTGGCGATTGCAAAGGGGGCTGTACTCAATAAATTCGCAGGAATGAACAGAAATGTAACCGAAGTCGTAGGATTTGCAAATGTAATGGATTTTTATGACTGGTTAGGTGATAAAGAGATTACTGTACAGACGATGTTTGGTTTGCAGTATATCAAAGACTTTTTTGGCTTCTCCACACTGTTCCTCCTCCCTGACGACTACATCCCGGCAAAAACCGTCATCGCAACGCCTGTGGAAAATATTGATTTATATTATATAGATCCCGGTGATAGTGATTTTAAAAAGCTTGGTCTGGACTACACAACATCTGGCGAAACAAATCTGATTGGATTCCACGCAGGCGGCAACTATACAAACGCCACAGGCGAAACATACGCCATTATGGGGATGAAACTGTGGGCAGAATACCTTGACGGTGTTTGCGTAGTTACTGTCGGAACTACAGAAAATATTCCGACAGTATGAAGCACCGTTTCGGAAACAAGTTCGAATGTAAAATAAAAGGGGATGATTGAGTGCTTTACGAAATCATGAATCACATTCACAATTTTTTCCCAGTCAAAGGGGCGGCAATCACAGGCAAAATAACAATCGGGGAGTGGATTTTTGACACGCATATAGATGCGACAGCAGACACCAAAGACCTACGTTATTCTGGCACTGCGATTCGTCTCCCTTTGCAGGACGGGCAATACTATTTAATCAGCGGTTCTGTTTTTAATGACGGGGTTTACCAGTATCGCAAAGGCGATACTGCCCCGTTACAAGAGGAGACGTTTGACGGCGTGGTGGTTCCGCTGGCTATCCCCAAACCGTTCTTGTCACTGGTGGATGAAATCAGCGAGTGGCAGGCAAAAAACGGCAATCAGGGGGCGTATCAATCAGAGTCATTTGGCGGCTATTCGTATAGCAGGGCAACAAACAGTAAGGGTGAGGCCTACACGTGGCAAGATGCGTTTAGAGCGCGGCTGAATCCATGGAGGAAAATGGCATGAGTTTGATTAACGAGTTTTTACAAGATTGCATACTCATGGATAAAAAGCGCACTTCTGACGGCGAGGGTGGATTTATCACCGAGTGGGTGGAAGGCGCTAAAATACAGGCGGCAATAGTCCGAGATACCTCTATGTCTGCCAGAGTGGCGGAAAAAGAGGGTGTAACAGCAACATATACAATCACTACAGCTAAAACAGTAAAACTAGGCTATCATGATGTATTAAAAACAAAAGACGGGAAAATTTTTAGAGTTACATCAAATGCAGGAGAAAAAGAAACCCCTGCGTCGTCTAATTTAGACATAGCACAGGTCATGGCGGAGAAGTGGGAGTTAACGTCATGACCCCAACAGCGGCACTATATCAATTCTGGTCATCCTTTGGCATAACTGCATATCCGTCTAACAGAGTGCCGGAGGATACCGCTTTCCCTTTTATTACATATGAGCCAATTATAGCAAACTGGTGGACAGGCGCAGCCGCCGCCAGCACTATAAACGTATGGTACCACACAGAATCAGAGGCAATTCCAAACAAAAAGGCAAAAGAAATCAGCGGCAGGTTGCAAGGGGGTACTACGGTCAAGTGCGATGATGGAATCATTTTTCTGTCGCAAGACCAGCCTTGGACTCCTTTAGTCGATGAAGCTGACTCGTCAATAGTACGCAGATACACAGTAATAACTATGCAATTTATAACTATTTAATGAGGTGAGCAAATGAAGTATACGCAGGTACCTCCTGACCTTTTCAAAAAAATACAGATTAACGCCGGTATTATTGTATCAGCTTTTGAGCCGGAAATGGGTGCCATAACAGCAGCTAACATCCTCATGGCAACCAGCGGCGGTTGTAGCTTTAGCGCGGAGCCATCCTTTACGGATTTCGGGGAAGACATTGATAATGTGCCTAAAAACACGATGGAACTCAAGGAAATCGAATCTATCGAAGTAAAATTATCAGGCACAGCCGTTACAATGGATACCGCACAGGCTAAAAGTTTTATGGCGGCGGCAGACGTAGCGGGAAACAAAGTAACACCAAGGGCAGATTTAAAGGCAGAAGATTTTAAGGATATTTGGTGGATCGGCGACTATTCGGACGAAAATTCCGGGGATTCCGCCGGATTTATCGCAATCAAAATTATGAATGCACTCTCAACGGGCGGATTTAAGATTAAATCAGATGATAAATCCAAAGGAAATTTTGATTTCGAATACACAGGACATTACAGCATTAAGAACGCAGAGACAGTACCTTACGAGGTTTATATCAAAACAGGCGAAGCGGCGTAGGAGGTAAAGCATGAAATTATCAGAATTAACAGCAGAACAGGGTTTAGAAGCCATTGCGAACTCCCTCGAACATATCGGTAACATTGCAGACGATGATGATGCGCTCAGCCTGTGCCAGAAGCTTGTACCACAGGAAGGGGAGAAATATATCAAAGTCTTTGCTAGGGGTGCTAAAACAGCTCCTAGGCTGTTAAAAACACACAAAGATGATGTAATTGGAATCTTAGCAGCGTTTGAATTGCAGAGTGTTGAGGAATACAAGAAAAAGCATAAATTAATGGACATTATCAAAGGCATGGTTGACCTCATCAATGAGCCGGAGGTACGTCAGCTTTTTTTCTCAGCGCCAACAAGCGCAGCAGAAGAACCCTCTGGCGATGCGCAGGAGAATACAGAGGAAGAAGCGTAAAGGGCTTTCTGCTGTATGTCAAAGCCAAGATTTTAGACGACACAGAAGAATTAATTTACAAACGATATATGGCTGACGGGCTGAAATATGTAACCGAAAGTATTTCGCAGGCGTTTGGCGGGGAATATCTCTATGCATCGTTTATTGATTTAATTAATAACAACAAAAAACAAACAGTAACAAAGACTGGTGAAGAAATAGCCGCGGACGTCATTAAAAGAGCCGGATTGGTGGTGATGGATAGTTGAATGTAATGGAGTTGTTTGTCACTCTGGCAATCAAAGACACCGCATATAAGCAGGGGCTGAAAGACGCAGAAGGTAACGCCAGCTCGTCCACATCAAAAATTGGCGGGGCATTTAAAGCGGTCGGGAAAGTAGCTAAAACAGCTATGGTGGCCGGCTCTGCTGCCGCCGTTGCATTTACAAAAACATCAATAGATGCCGGAATTAATTTTGATACTGCAATGTCTCAGGTAGCAGCTACCATGGGAACAACCGTAGACAAAATAGGAAACGTCAAAGCCAAGGCCGAGGAAATGGGGCGCACAACAAAGTACACCGCAACGGAAGCGGCCGAAGGAATGAATATCCTTGCTCAGGCTGGCTTGTCGGCGGATGAGCAGATTAGCGGCATCGGGACAGTACTTAATCTTGCCTCTGCTGGTGCTATGAGTCTGGAAGAATCGGCATCGTATACCGCAGGTGCGGTAAAAGGCTTTGGTGACTCGATGAGTAACGCATCTTACTATGCCGATTTGATGGCAAAGGGTGCTACTCTTGCTAATACGGACGTAAGAGGCCTTGGAGAGGCTTTTTCCGGTTCTGCTGCCACAGCGAAAAACTACGGTCAAGCGGCGGACAGTGTCACGCTTTCCTTACTTCGCTTGGCAGAGCAGAACGTGACAGGCTCCGAGGCATCTACGGCATTAAATAGGGCAATGGCGGACTTATATACTCCGACTGATGATGCATCAAAAGCTTTAGATCAGTTAGGTGTATCCGCCTATAAGTCAAACGGCGAGGCAAAAGATTTTAACGACCTCGTAGACGAGCTTAATGGCTCTTTGCAGGGTATGACAGCGGAACAAAAAAACAATGCTCTTGCAACGATTTTTACAACGCAAGGATTACAGGCGTTTAATAAAATGACCGCATCGAGTGATGCGACTGTGCAAAAATTTTGGAAAGGAATACAGGATTCTTCCGGCTCCGCAGCACAACAGGCGGCTACGCAGTTAGATAATTTGCAGGGCGACATAACCTTGCTATCTAGCGCCACAGAAGGCCTGCAACTTGCTTTTTATAATACCTTTTCGGGTACTATCCGTGGTGCCATCAAAGGTATAACAAGCGAGGTTAGTGGATTAGCTGAGGCGATGGAATCTGGCGGCATAAGCGGCGCCCTTTCCAAACTGGCGCAAGATGCGATTAATTTTAGCGGCCAGTTGCCGGGGCTGACAAAAATCGGCGGCGACCTCATAAACGGTTTAATTTCAAGCGTTACTCAAAATTCTGGCAGTATTACAACTGCTGTCAGCCAACTGTTAAATAATCTTGCCTCTACGATTTCCACAGGGCTAAATGTATTTACATCGGTCGGAGTTAATTTGCTGACGACTATCGCTAACGGCATGACTCAGGGCATCCCGACCTTTTTGGGGCAGGCGTTGCCGATGCTGACACAATTTACAGAGTCATTGAGGAGCAACGCAGGCAAATTGATAAATGCAGGCCTGACACTTATCCAGAATATTGCTCAAGGGCTGATTAATTCTATTCCTGTATTGATTGCATATGTACCTACAATCATAACGAATTTGGCTGGCATTATTAACGATAATGCGCCAAAAATCCTTGCAACAGGAGTAACAATCATAACAAATTTAGCGATTGGCTTAGTTCGTGCGATTCCGTTATTAATTGCTAATTTGCCTAAAATTATCACAGCCATTGTGAGCATATTTACAGCGTTTAACTGGTTTTCGCTTGGTAAAAACATTGTTACCGGCATAATAAAAGGGGTCAAAAATCTCCCATCACTCTTAAAAACTGCCGCCAAAAATGCTGTAAACGGATTTAAAGGGGCATTTAGGGGCAACGGCATTTTATCGGCTGTAAAAGGAGCATTTACTAAGATACCATCAGCTGTTAAAAGTATCTTTACTAAGGCGGTATCCTTGGTAAAAAGTTTCCCTGGACGGTTCAAGAGTGCTTTAAAATTTAGCTGGTCTCTACCACACCTAAACCTACCACATTTAAGTGTTTCTGGCGGAAAGGCTCCGTTCGGTATTGGCGGAAAGGGCTCCCTGCCATCATTCCACATTAGCTGGTATAAAAAAGCCATGGAAAGCCCATATGTATTTTCTGATGCCACCTTGTTTGGAGCAGGAGAAGCAGGAGATGAGATGCTGTACGGTCGTAGCAGATTAATGAGCGATATCAAAGAGGCGACACGGGGAACAAAAAACGATGTAACTATTAACGTAACCGTAAACGGTGCAGATAACCCAGAAGAATGGGGAAGAAGAATGGCAAGTGAGCTTAGAAGGCAGGTGAAAATGGCATAATGGCAAAGAAAAATAAAAAATCTGCTGCTCCCAGCGGTCTGTCTATATCTAGAGACAATCTGAAATTTACAATATCTTGGAAGATACCGGTGAAAAAATATGAGGATGGGCAGTGGCTATGGTATCGTCTACATACAAAAAACGCTGGTGCCTCCAAATGGGATTGGACAAAATGGAAAGAAATAAATGTGGGGAAATCAGCAACTAAAAAAACAGTCGCGCTTGATGCAAAAAATTATTATCCTGCCTCATCAAAATTATTAAATGCGATAGAGTTTAAGGTAAAGGGCAAAACAAAAAGTGATAAAAAGCATACCTATACAGCCGCGCATTCCACAAAGACATTTACCATATATGCACCAAATACCCCTTCTGTTTCTTATTCCCTTGATGATACCGGCGCAAATAAAGGCACGTTTACCTGGAGTACCTCATACGAGGCGAATGATGCAAGGCATTTTGCAAGAACACAGGTACAGACCGCATTAATGACAAACTATAAGGGTGCCATTGCAAACGCTCGCTTTGCCAATGCATCCTATACAGGAGCATCTGGAACATGGGCGATAACGGAGGATGGTTCCCCGACACAGAGTATGACATTTTGCCGTATTGTAAGGGTAAAATCAAGGGGGTGCGCCGGAGATTCCGGTTGGGGCTATGCATACCATTATTACAGCATCCCGGAGCGCCCAAACATACAGAGCACAGGGAGCAAAGAGATAGGCTCATCTAGCCGCTATGTATGGGCAAACTGGGTGCAGGCATCGCCGCAGGACCGCCCTGTGGATTCCATGGAGTTACAATACGCTATAGACACGCCGGAAAGCGGAGAGAGATATACTGGCACATCGTGGAGCACAGGAGTAACTGTTGCGTACCATGATTATACGGTGTCAGCAGATTTCAACACGGACGACGGCATAGCGGAAGACCAGATTATGTGGACAAGGGTGCAAAGTACGCACGATAAAAAATATGCATATTCTGAGCCACGAGTAGCGGCACGAGGGGCTTTGAAATCCCCGTCATTTGATACGGTATCAGCGACAGGAACAACACTGACAATTAACAGCATTGAGCGCAACACGGAAGTACCTGACGCTAAAACAGCCGTCTGGATGAAAATAGACAATGAAGAAAAAGGTATTATTGCAATCACCGACAAAGAGGGGACGATCACGGTTACGTGTCCGGATGTTTCCAGCGGCACTGAATACCAGATTGCCCTCAAGAATTTTACCGGAACTTCTACACCTCAAAACGGAGCATCTGGCATCATCTACAAACTTGGCCCCCTCATGCAGTCAGGGTGGGTTTACTCAGAGACACGAAAAATCGCAGTCCCACCGAAAAATATAACTGCAATGGCGGTAGCATCTGATACCGTAGAATTAACATGGGATTGGTCGTGGAAAAATGCGGATGCAGCTACCATTGCGTGGGCGGACCATGAGGACGCATGGATTAGTACGGATGCCCCAACTACTTATGATGTAGAGGACAGGGAAACTACGTGGCATATCGGCTCTCTGGAATCGGCAAAAACATATTATTTCCGCGTAAGATTGCGTGATACGTCCGGAGACGAGGAAGTGTTGTCTCCTTGGTCTGATACGGTTTCCGTATCGCTGAGCGAGACACCAACGACTCCTACGCTTGCAACGACAGAAAATTATCTTGCTTTGGACGATACAGTTATTTGCAGTGTTGGCTACACCGGAAACAGCAAAGCGAGCATAAAAATAGCGGAAGCGATTAACGATGAACCGGTTAAAGGAAATGATGGAAATGTTGTTGTTTTGATGATGTCCTCCGGCATGGAGACATTGTCAGAAACGATTGAAAATATTAATAAAATCTATACTGCAAACGGTCTTTTAAGCGATCTATGGAACGTAGGGGAAATCCATTATTTAAAAGCAATGGTTACGGCACAAGGAGGCAAGGAAGGGGCATGGTCAGATTCTGTGGCTGTTGAAATCGTTGCAAAACCTACAATAGACAGCGTTGCAACGAATCTCGTCTCAGAAGCAACGTCATATAATTCTGACGATGTTACCACGGAGGCAACCGACCAGACAGTACCGGAATCATCGGAAGGCACAACAAATTATTTAGAACAGCTACCACTAACAATATCCCCTTCATTCGGGGATTCTTCCGGCACAGCAAAAGTAATGATTGTCAGAGACGAGGATTATTATATTCTGCGCCCGGACGGATTAAAGGAACAGCATTTTTCCGGCGAAATTATTGCCAGTTTTACCGGTAGTGAAACAGATAACTACAGTATTGCCTTGGGTGACCTGATCGGGCAGATGGATGACGGTGCAAGGTACAGCATACAGATTGCATTTACAGATATTTATGACCATGTGGCAGAAAAAAAGATACCGTTTGTTGTACGGTGGAAACACCAGCCGGAAGTACCAACGGCCACTGTAAGCACAAGCGAAGACAACAAAACAGCGAGCGTTGTTGTTGCTAAACCAACTACATATGCTGATGGGGATACATTTGACCTGTACCGGATGAGTGTAGACAGAGCGGAATTGATTCTGGAAAATGGAGTTTATGGACAGAAATATGTTGACCCATACCCAGCGTTAAATGAGTACGGCGGCATACTGGTTGTAAATAAAACCGCCAACGGTGACTATATAACGTCAGATAGTTCGTTTGCGTGGTTATATAGCGATTTTTCCATCGAATATAAAAAGGCAATCATTGATTTTGACGGAGAATCTATCGAAATTCAATATAACATTGATTGCGACAATTCATGGGATAAAGATTTTGAAAGGACAGTATATCTTGGGGGCTCTGTACAAGGCGACTGGAACCCTGCAGTCACTCGCGATTTAAAAATTGATGCAGTAAGTATATCACTAACGGAACCAACAATGATTGAGCAAATGAGGCGGCTCGCAACGTATCCCGGAATATGCCACGTTAGAACACCGGACGGCTCGTCTTTTTCCTGCGATATACAGGTATCGGAGAAAAAAGACCACGATAACAAAATGCGGACAGATTTTTCTCTAACGATCAAAAAAGTGGATTCGGAAGAACTGGACGCTGTGACGGAAGAGCAGTGGAGCGCAGAACATCCTAACGAGGTGACGTGATGGATTGGAGTAAAGGATTTTCAACAAGATATATTTTGACAACAGTTGACCCCAAGACGTGGACAGACCAGAAAGAATTTGAATTTACTGAGGGCAGTATTGACCGGGACAGCACGTCAGATTTAAGGGAATCTGCCTCTGTCACAATGACAGAAAAGATAACAGACAATGAGTGTTGGGTTCGCATTTACCTGCAAGCCAGACAAGGAGGGTCAGGGGCAAAAGTAGCACTGTTTACCGGCCTGACCGCCTTCCCGGAAAGAAAACTTGATGGCGTGAGGGAAACCTATAATATTGACTGTTATTCCGTTCTCAAGCCGGCAGATGATGTGATCCTGCCGCGTGGTTATTATGCACCAGCCGGTAGCGGAGCAAAACAGATTAAAAATCTGCTTAATGATTGTATCCCTGCCCCCGTGTATGTCGAGGGAACATCGCCGATAACTACAGATAATATCGTTGCGGAGGATGGGGAAACAAGGCTCACAATGGCACTGCATATTTTAGATGCTATTGGTTGGCGGATGCGAATACTTGGCGATGGAAGTATTGTTATCTGCGCAAATGATAATAATGGCAGTCTTACAGTAGGAATTAACACAAACGACATCGTGGAGTGCGATGTAACAGACACATTTAATTGGTATGACACGCCAAACTGTTTTATGGCAATACATGACGATTACGGCGCAGCCATCGCAAGGGACGACAGTCCGGATAGTTATTTATCGACCGTCAGCCGCGGAAGAGAGGTGTGGAAATCGGAAACAGGCGTTGAATTATCCTCTGGGGAAAACATAGCAGCATACGCTGTTAGAAAGCTAAAGGAATTGCAGAATCCTGCCAGAACGATACAGTATAGCCGGCGGTTTTTTGAGGATGTACTTCTGGGCGATGTGGTCTTTTTAAACTATCCACGGCATAACCTTACCGGAAAATTTAGAATAATATCGCAATCACTGTCTCTGGAACATGGTTGCCGCACGAAGGAAGAGGTGGAAAGCATTGAATGAATTTGTAAAAGAGATTGCTTCAGCAATGAAAGAAAGTAAAACAAAGCCATACGACACAGTTGCCGAGGTTCTTCGCGTTGATGAAAAAACAGCATATGTCCACATTGACGGTGGAGCAGACGAAACCCCCGCACAGATGGCTATTAATTGTAAAGCAGGGGATAGCGTAAAAATACGTGTTTCTGGTGGAAGAGCATGGCTCACTGGAAATCTCACATCTCCACCAACAGATGATACAGCCGCAGAAAAAGTAAAACAATCGCATGAAAGATTTAAAAAAGGAACCGTTAAAAATTTTGGGTTACAGAATGGAAAAATTATTAATGCAGCTAAAACTGCAACAAATTTTATTGATTATATAGATGGTGTTGGACTGATAGTTGGCGACATGAGAGGGAACACCCTTAAACAAAATACATTATTAGACAGTAACGGGATGGCGGTGCGAAACGGTAGCAACGAAATTGTACGGTTTGGTACAGCACCTATCGTGATCACTAACACGGACGGCGATAAAACTTATGAGGGCTCCGGCTCCGTGATGCAATCCGACCGCAACATTGTTGTTTCCACCCAGCAGACAAACCCAGACGACATCCATGGCGGCGGCAAGGCGGCTCTGGAATTGTATTACGATAAAACCAAGGACACCACAGGACTTTCGTTAACCGTTAAAGAGGGCTCGACGTATAGCGATCTGTATGAGTCTATGGGAACTGGAATACATGTCGATAACAACCACATACAAATTGTATCTAATGACGTAGAGTGCATCTTAGGTAAAAATAACATCCTGTGGGATGCTAACACTATAGGATATTGGATGCTTGCAGAGCATAAATTTACACTAAATGAGCCAATATCAATGCAACCGACCGGTGCCGTATTTGTCTGGAGCCACTATAGTAATGAAGCTTGTGATAATTGGTGGTGGACAACGTTTTTTGTACCTAAACAGCACGTTGCCTGGCGACCTGGAGATGGTATGTTAATGAGCAATCCATATTACGGATTAAATAAATACCTATATATCGGTGATACATTTATACAGGGTACTGACGGTAATAAATCTAATAACGCACAAAACGGAATAGCCGTTAACAATCAAGGGTTTGTACTAAGATATGTGTTAGGAGTGTAATTATGGAAGAATATTATATTGGATACGTGTTTGATGGTTTATACCCACCAAAAGCTGCACAGTGGTGCAATGAAAATGGTACGTGTCATATCGAGGCAAATGAGGAAGGAAAGTATGAAATCGTTGAGAACATTGACCGAGAAGAACCGGAACACCTATTTAACGATAACACGCCGTCCATACCAGAACTAAACAAAAAAATAGAAGAGCTCACAAAACAAAATGAGATGCTCACAGATTGCGTGCTAGAGCTGTCTGATAGATTTATACATAAGGAGGTGGAAGTATGATAGCTAGCGGGACAATAATTATTGACGGGCAGACATACCGCAAAGGAGATGTTATACACGATTTAGGTGGATGGGATTGCATAGATACGGACGGAAGTAAGCGATATTATTGGGGAAAGTCTTCTGAAGTAGATAAATTGCCTCATTATGTTGCAAGCGGTTCGACGGCGTTATGTGTAGACACAGGGGAATTATATGGCTTTTATGCCCCTGATAGCAAGTGGTTTTTACTTTAGGGAGGTGTAGAGCATGAGAAAAAGCGGTTTAACGGGAGATGAGGCGTATGCACTCTCGAAACGTAGGGGAACATCAGGAGACCTTGGCCCACTAAAGAAAGAACTTAGTTTGCTAAAGGAAGATTTATCCAACAAAATTACAAAGTTCTATGCCTCAAATCAAGGCGAAACCCATCTTACCGATTCTGATAATGGCAAAATCATGGATATGATGCTGTATGGAAAGAGCGAGCAGAAAAGTACCATGGGGAAGAATTTACTGAAATTATCCGAACCCAATGTACACGAAGGTACAAATATAAATGGTCTTTTGTCCACAATGAATGCGGATGGAAGTATATCTGTGACGGGTACTTCAACATCTACATGGTCAAATATTACAAAAACAAATAATGAATGCCATACTGATAATGCAACGTATACTTTTTCAGTTGACAAAAACTCAGATGTTGTGATTGGTTTAAAATTAGGGCGAACTAAATTGGACGATGCTAATTATCAAATACATAGAATTATGCAAAATCAATTAAGTTGCACATTTGAGACAGGCGCAAGTAATGAATACTGTAGTTTATTTTTAGAGGGATTAACAGTAGGAAAATCGTATAATTTCACGATTTATCCTATGCTCGAACTCGGCACCGAAGCCACCGCCTACGAACCATACACCGGAGGTCAACCATCGCCCTCTCCTGACTATCCGCAGGAGATTAAGAGCGTTGTGAATCCGACTGTGAAGGTTTGTGGGAAGAATTTGCTAAATGCGACATTACAGACTATTACGCTGAATGGGGTGACCTGTATAAACAATGGCGATGGGACTTATACTTTGAACGGAGCGTCAACAGTCGATACGGATTTTTATATTTTTGGGGCTTACAATACTGTAAATAAGGTTTCCCTGGATAGCCAAAAAACATACGTTGTCAAAAAAAGTGGGAATAGCAAAATTCAGTTTCATGTAGGGAGTCCAGATATATATACGACAATAGTCAGTCTCGAAGACGGACAGATTAAAAACCAAACAACAATATCTTTCTTTATATGCAGAATATTAAGTGGAGCCATATTAAATAATTTTACGATATACCCACAAGTTGAAGAAGGATCTGCTTCTACAGATTTCCAACCCTACCACGAACAGGCCATCACTCTCCCATACACATTGAACGCTATCCCTGTAAGTTCAGACGGTAACATCACCATTAATGGACAACAGTATGTTGCGGATTATGTGGATGTGGAACGGGAAAAATTGGTGAGGATGATAATTCAAAAGAAGTTAAAGGAATTAGACTGGACCAATGTAACAGTATATCAAACTAGATTGAATGAAAGCAATGGATACGTGTCATTTCGGTCTAAAAATATTGTTGGATACTTGAATGAAAAACAAGCTATTTTGTGTAAAAATTATATTTTTGTAAAAAATGGGTGGGATGTAGCAAAAACACTCATATCTTACGTAGATGGTTTAATAATCAATGATATCTATTCAAATTTTGGTTTAGAAAATTGGTCTAAAGACGCACATATAAGTTCAGACATTTTCGGAGATACTACATTTTTTGCGGAGCTTGCCACACCTCAAGAAATAGACTTAACATCAGACCAGATACAAGCTTTTAAATCCCTCGCCACAAATTATCCAGTAACAAATATAGAAGTATCTTCTGACCAGTTAGACGGACTGACAGTATTCAATTATCCAATAAGCATGGCTAATGGATGGAACTATGTAAAACAGCAGTTAAACGACAATCGTGATTATATCTATGATATGGACACAAAAACGCAGGACATCGACACACAGGCGGCAGAAGCCTATGTTAACAGCGAATACGCAGTAGTACTTACAGAATTGGAGGTATGATTATGTTATACAGAACATTACTGAAACTTAAAGAGAGAAACGGTCTAACAGACGATTTAAAGAATAAGATTGATATTTTCTTCGCAACGGGCAGGATTACAGAGGAACAGTACAATGAGCTGATGGATATTAATAAGGAAGAAGAACCGAAAACGGAAACTAATTAACTAAAGGAAGCTTTAATTAATTTATAAAAACAAAAGAAAAATAATTTTTAAGGAGGAATGGAGATGGTAGATATTATGTTACCCTTAATAACTTGTATTTTTGTAGTTTTTGATTTGGCTAGTGGCGGAGTATCCGCCTGTGCCAACCACGAGTGGAAATCCTCAGAAATGAGGAAAGGATTGTATCATAAATTTGGCTCCATTATGCTCGTGGTGCTTGCGTATCTTATCGACTATGCGCAGAGATATGTAGACTTAGGCTTTCAGGTGCCTATTGCCGCAGGAGTTTGTGTATACATTATTTTGATGGAGCTTGGCTCTATTGTGGAGAACATCGGTAAAATTAACCCTGATTTGCTCCCAGAAAAGGTTAGATCGATTCTGGGACTGGATAAAACGAAATAAATTTACGTAATTTTTGCGTGTTTGAGGTGATACAGTGAACAGAAGTTTGATTAAAAAACTCTGGAAATTAGGCGATAAACAATTTATTGATTACGCTTTGTCGTGTGCCCGCTTAACCTTGCGGGAGCGCGAAACTGTACAGTACTTGCTTTTTGACGGATTAACGCAGGAGCAAGCCGCCGAGAAAATGGATATAAGCACGAGAGGATTACAGGGGCTGTGGAGTTGTTCCGTAGAAAAGATTTTGTTAGTTCCTGGCACAATTCCGTACATAAATAGCCTTTAAGAAACTAAAGATAACTAAAAATCATGCGAGAAATAAGCGCGTTACCTTCGTGGTGACACGCTTATTTTTTTGCGATAATAAAACTATAAGGAGGGCAAAAAAATGTATCAATATTGGAATCCTAACCCCGCAGCGGCAAAAGTGGGAGATTGTACTGTACGTGCTATCTCAAAGGCTATGGGTCAGACATGGGAAGAAACATACATACAGCTTGCATTGTACGGATTGATACTGTCAGATATGCCCTCGGCTAATGCAGTGTGGGGCGCATACCTCAAAGATAATGGATTTAGCCGTTATATAATCCCAGACGAATACATGACCTGTACCGTCTCAGAATTTGCAAACAACCACCCAGAAGGGGTTTATATTTTAGCACTGTCAGGGCACGTTATAGCGGTAATTGACGGCAATTACTACGATACGTGGGACAGTGGAGCAATGACACCTATCTACTATTGGAGGGAAGGAGGAAAATAAATGTTCGGTTATCCACAATATCCACAACAGTATCCACAGTATCCGCAATATCCACAACCGGATTATCTTGACCAACTAAATCGACTAAAACAACAGCAGACACCGCCCCAACAAATGCAACAACAATCCAATCCCGATGAGCGGATTTGGGTGCAAGGACAGGGCGCGGCGGAGGCGTATTTAGTAGCGCCAAACTCTTTTGTTCGCCTGTGGGACAGTCAGGCGCCAGTTTTTTACGAAAAAAGAGCAGACCAGACAGGCAGGCCGTTTTTAGAGGTGTTTGAATACAAGCGCAAAGGCGCAGATTCGCCCACAGTGGAGCTTTCACAGTCTAGCCAACTAATCAATTATGAGGAACGCTTAAACGCCTTAGAAAGGCAAATGGAGACGCTAAGAAGGAGGGTATTAAATGAATCTCAATCCAATGCAGATGATACAGCAGTTTCAACAGTTCAGACAGCAGTTTCAGGGGGACCCGAAGCAGGAAGTGCAAAACCTGCTAAATAGCGGGCAAATGAGCCAGCAACAGTATAACCAGTTGCAGGGTATGGCAACACAGTTCCAAAACCTTTTAAAAGGTTTTAAATAAATAAAAAGGAGTGATTTCATGGGATTAACAACAGACGGAATGAGTCCGGCGGATTTAGCGGCGGTCACAGGCAACAATAATGGCGCATCTGGCGAGGACAACGGTGCTTGGTGGATTATCATTCTTTTCCTTTTCATCTTCTGTGGATGGGGAAACGGAAATGGATGGAATAACGGCGGCGGAGGCGCGGTAGATAACTATGTATTAGCTTCCGACTTTGCAACCTTACAGCGCCAGATTGATAGCGGAATTTCCTCCCTTGAGCGCAAGGGTGATGCTATCAACAGCGGTATTTGTGACGGATTTTATGCAATGAACACCTCTCTACTCAACGGATTTGCAGGAACAAATAGTACAATTCAGCAGAACGGCTATGATACACGGAATGCAATCCAGCAGGGGCAGATTGCAGATATGCAAAGTTTCAACGCTTTGCAGGCACAGTTAGCGCAGTGCTGCTGTGATAACAAACAGGCTATCGCAGGCGTTAACTACAACATGGCGATGAATACCAATGCAATCCAGCAGGAAGTTACAAACGGCTTCTGCCAGACAAATTTTAACAACGCAAACAACACAAGGGATATTATCGACAACCAGAACAACAACGCTAGAGCTATTCTCGATGCCCTCACAGCGCAGAGAATCGAAGCTAAGGACGCTAAGATTGCCGAGCAGAATCAGCAGTTATTTGCGGCACAGTTAGCGGCTTCTCAGGCATCACAGAACGAAACCTTAAAGGCGTATATGCAGGGACAGTTTACTTACTACAACCCTAGACCAGTGCCAGCTTTTCCGGTTTCCGCACCATATCAGTACGGTAATTGCGGATGCAATACTGGTTGCGGATGCTAAAATTTTTATAATTAGCAACTTCCTGCGTTGACGGGATTGTTCGGCTTGTGCCGATGATGCTTATAGCGGCGGGGCAATCGTTCCGCCGTTTATTATTAAAAAAAGGAGTGATAACGTGGCAGAATTTACTAATAGCAATATCGTAACCGTAGCAGCGGGGCAGAATTTACCGCTCACAGAGACAGCCGTAAAGTGCGGTAGCTGTATTGCACACCGGGAGGGAGCAGGAATTGTGACCCTTAGAGGCCTTACAAACCAGTGCAGGGCGCGCTATAAGGTCAGCTTTGGGGCTAATATCGCCATACCTGCCGGTGGAACTGTGGCACCTATTTCTATTGCCCTGGCAATCGCCGGAGAACCATTAAATAGTGCGACAGCAATCGTAACACCTGCGGCGGCAGACGAATATTTTAATGTATTTACGGCGGCATTTATTGACGTTCCGCGCGGGTGTTGCATAACGATCGCAGTCGAAAATACATCTACGCAGGCAATTAATATAGCCAATAGCAATTTAATCGCCGAGAGAGTAGCGTAAAGGAGGGCGAAAAATGGAATCATTACACAAATTAAAAAAGATGATGTGCAGAGAGCTGGACGAGATTTCGAACAAAGGCGATATGAGCGCCGGGGATTTAGAAGCAGTCCACAAACTGACAGACACAATTAAAAATATTGACAAAATCATGTATCTGGAAGGTGGCAACGAATACAGCCGTGGCGGCGACTGGAACACGTCAGGAAGATACAGTCGCGGGCGTTATCCTGACATGGATTACGACGACTATAGCAACGCTCGTAGAGGTCAGCACTATGTGAGGGGGCATTACTCTTACAACGATGCAAAAATGCAGGTAAAAGAAACTATCAAAGACATGATGCACGACAGTAATCTGTCTAGTACAGATCAGGCAGCACTAGGCAGAGCATTAGCAGAATTAGACCGATAAGAGAAAGGAGTGCCGCAATGATTAATATGGACGAAATTAATGCCGAAATTGCGGCATTAGAGGCAGGAAAAACAACCTACGCCACTTGCGAACGGCTTTCGATTTTATACAATGTACGCAATAATTTAATGAGCAATCAACAACCGAACCAACTATCTTCTAACACATCATACTACTCTTACAGTTCCGAGCCGGATTCTGAATTTAAAGAAATCGCCCGAAACGCAGACTTTGAGCACTTATTACGCGTGCTTGACGAACACATGAAAGCCATCGAAGCAATGTATCCGCGAGAATATCGGTCAGTTTTGCGAAAAATAAAAGAGGGCGCTTGAAACGTCCTCTTTCTTCTTGTATAATATAATTACTTCTCCTTTATTTCTATCATATTTTGTTATACGGTAACTGACCTTAACCTGGTGGATCAGGCAATCCATTACGAGAGCGATTGCAGATCAGGCGAGGACGATTCGGATTCCGGTGCATATGGTAGAGACAATGAATCGGGTTAATCGAACGAGCAGGAGGCTTTTACAGGAATACGGAAGAGAACCCACCCCAGAAGAAATCGCGGTTACGATGAATCTTCCGGTGGAGCGGATACTTGAAGTTTCTAAGATTTCACAGGAACCAGTTTCTTTAGAAACACCAATTGGAGAGGAAGAAGACAGTCACCTTGGAGACTTTATTCAGGATGAACATGTGCCTGTTCCGTCAGAAGAAGCAGCCCACACATTACTTCGTGAACAGCTTGAAGAAGTTATGGATACCTTGTCTGATCGGGAGCAAAAGGTTTTAGCACTTCGTTTTGGATTAGAAGACGGAAAGCCACACACCCTGGAAGAAGTGGGAAGAGACTTTCAAGTGACAAGAGAACGTATTCGCCAGATTGAGGCGAAGGCCCTGCGCAAGCTGCGTCATCCAACGAGAAGTAGAAAGCTTAGAGATTTTTTGGGAGAATAGAATAAAGAAATAGAGAATAAAGGACAGGTATATTTATATGGATTTTAAGTCTTATAAATATACCTGCTTTTGTCATTGAAAAAAGGGATAGAGATACCGTATAATATTCAGAGAAAATAGATAAGTAATACATACGAAACAAGAAATAGGTTAAGGAATATAATTTAGGAGGCAGACAATTTAAA